CTATTATATAGAATATATTTGTATGTTAACTGTTGTAAGTACCGCTGTAAGATATTGCGGCAATAGAATCCAAACTACAGTAAATAATAGTAGCTATAGTACAACTATGGAAACTTTAGGTCATATAGGCATATCAAATTCATTTGGTGCATATAACACAACCACTTCTTCTATATTATTTGATGTAACCGATACTTCAACACATAAAATACGTTTTTCTGCAACATCAATTACATCAAGTGCAACGACAGTTATTGGTAATAGTAGTTCAAACTCGACCGCTGTAACTTTTATAAGATTAGGAGATACATAATGGATTTTTTAACAGGTAGACCAGATCATATTGAAGAGTATCTTGTTACTGTTAGAGTTGGACAATGGTTTGGGTGGAGTGATTCAAGCGATAAAATTTATGCAAATTTAGTTGTTTTAGATGGTGGAACTAAACCTACAGAAAAACAATGTACTGATGGATTGGCTGCACTACAGGCAGCATGGGATTTAGAAAATGATAGTTACAAATCTCAACGTAGAGCAGAATATCCAAAATTTGAAGATCAGTTCGACCAGATATATAATGAAGGTATAGATGCTTGGAAAGCTACTATCAAAACAATTAAAGACAAATATCCTAAACCATGACAGCAAAGATTAAACTAAACGCAGCATCAGGTGGTGGGTCTTTC